TGGTGGGATCTCGTCAGACCCTATGGGCCTGACGGAAAGGAGAAGGAAGAATGACAGGAGATGACCAATCTGGGGCTCCTTGTTGGAGCCCCGAGAACGATCTTTTGGATCGCCCTCAAACCGGTCTAAAAAGCCGGAGTGTTCTATGACAGTCGGGTCTATCGATGACGATGACCGTGTTCCGACTCATACCTACGCACTTATACAGCCGCAAGGCTGGTACGTAAATGAGTCATACCCTCTATCTGGTGCTCATTATAACAAGACCTGGATAGGAGGTGATTTCCCAACCACAAAACCCGTGTACCAAAAGTACCGGTTTCTCTATGGTGGGAAGTGGCACACTGTGAAGGAACGGGTTGACAAACCCGTCCGGTCATCTGTTAAAGAAGATCATCCTTATAGCTGTTCCATCCTAATGGAGCGCGGCAATTCATTTGCTTGGGACCGCTACGAATACGGCTCGCTCTCTGAGCAAGACGTACGAGTGGTGGTTCCGAGTTTAATGTTTAGAGCCATGGTCAATCCAGGATGGTCCAATAATGATGACATTGCCCTAATTGGGAAGCTTCGAGAGAAAGTTGCAGGTTCCGATTTCAACATGGGTGTTTTTCTCGGCGAAGGCCGAGAAGCACTCTCGATGATAGCGGGAAATGCAACGAAACTCTTTAAAGCCTACTCCCTCGTAAAGCAAGGTAACATTATTGGTGCTGCTGCTGCCCTAGCGACTACAAAGTCAAAGGGACTCGTTAAGAGTCCTTTTCTTAAATTTGACCCTTCTCTCAAAAAGAGTCCGGCCAAACTATGGTTAGAGCTTCAGTATGGATGGTTGCCACTTATAAAGGATGTCCAGGGGGGTGCCGAGTTCCTCGGTAAACTCCTGAATTTCCCTATGGTGCAGACCTACAAGGTCCGAACCAAGAAGAAATGGGCAAAGTGCGACAATCCGGATAACTATACGAACTTCTACTTCGATGGCAAAACCACCGGGCAGTTGATCGCTAAGTTAACGGAAGTCAATCCTTACCAGCTCTCGGGTTTGTTGGACCCCGCAAGTGTGGCTTGGGAGTTAACTCCCTTTTCCTTTGTTGCCGATTGGTTTATACCTATCGGGAACTACCTTGCGGCCCGTTCTTTAGCTAGTGCTTTGACGGGTACATTTGTCACCACTAAGACTGTCCGAATTTTCGGGGAAGCCGATGGACTTAAGAATACCGACAACGGCATTGTTAAAACGATATATACCGCGCAACCGCGCGGCTTTTATCGAACTATCACTGTTGATCGTACGGTATCTACCAGTCTGCAGGTTCCTTTACCAAACTTTAAAACTTTGGATAAAATAGCTTCGTGGAAACACTGTGCCAACGCGGTGGCTCTTTTGATAGCAACCCACGGAAGTGGGAAGTCGTCTTATAAGCCACCAACATCTTCC